GCAGCGTGACGCACATGAAGAACCTGTACGCGGCAACGGATATCAGGAACGGACGGTGGTAAAGCGTGGCGATTAAGGACAGCTCCTACGAAGGGAGCTTCATGATCCCAACGCCCAAGGGCGTCTACCAGGCGGCGGGCGACACCAACGTCGGAACTGATTACGCATACAAGGCGGAGAACATGCGCACGGAGCGCGGTCTGCTGGCTACCAGCTACGGCACCAGTCGCGCCTTCCCGGCTCTTGGCCACGCGATCGAAACGCTTACCCGTTTCTACAGGCGCAACCGCCCGGACGATCCCGATGTATTTGTGGCCGGCGCGAACGGCGGCATCTACACCTACACCTTCGGCACGGAGGGCTGGATCGAGCAGGCGAGCGGCTTCAGCTGCAACCGCTGGAGCTATGTGACCTATGAGACCACGGAGAATGGGGAGACCGTCGACATCCTGCTGATGACCAACGCGCAGGACGGCATGATCGCCCTTTATGGCAGCGATCTTCGTGTGGAGAAGAAGACGCTGACCATCGGCGATAACTATGCCGACGTCAAGTTCGCAGTCCTGAACAGGCACAGTGAGCGCCTGTGGGGCACGGGTGCTGAGGGATACCCGGACAGCATCTTCTATTCCAAGCCGTACAATCCGTTTGACTGGACTGCGGTTGAGGATACGCCCGAGCTCGGCGGCGGCGTGATTCAGCAGCCTTCGTGGGACGGCGATGCGTTCCTTGCGCTGGAGCCTTTCGGCGGCTACCTGCTGGCGATCAAATCCCGGACGGTATACGAGATTCGAGGCTCGGATCCGTCGAGCTTCACGATCACGGAGGCCTATGGTACGGACGGTCCGGTGCAGCTGGCTACGATCTGCACAGATCGTATGATGGTCTACTTTCTGGCGAAGGGCGGTATCGGTCAGTACAACGGCTCCTCGATCTCGCTGCTGGCGAGAGACGCGCTGTACGAGACGATGCGCATGATGATGGAGGGCAAGCAGGAGAACGCGACTGCCTGCGTCTGTGATCATGTGTACTATCTGGCGCTGTGTGTCAAGGAGAACGAAGGCGACGTGATCTCCGAGAACAACACGGTAATCGAGTTTGATACTGAACGCGGTACCTTCATGATCCGAAAAGGCATCCGCGTGAAGGATTTCTTCTCGCTGGATGGCGAGGTGTACTATACGCAGGCCGGTGCCCCTTACGAGGTTCTCAGATACAACGATCCGGGCAGCAGCAGCTACCTGGGCCAGCCGATCGAGAGTCTGTGGGAGACGACGTGGATGGATCTGGGCAAGGCCTACAAGAAGCGCGACTTCGTGCTTCGCTTTACGGCGGAGGCTGACGCGGATGACGTGCCGCTGGACCTGACCATTGCCACTAACAAGAAGGAAAAGATGAAGACGATCCTGCTCCAGAGGGCGCGCAAGGATTATCGCGTGAAGATCCAGAACGTCGGCAAGCGAGTGAAGCTGCGCATCCACAGCGGGCAGAAGGCTGCGGGCTGGCGGATCTATGGCGGCGTGCAGGTCGAGTTCAGTCTGGATGAGGAGTAAGCATGTCGTTTAAGCAGCCAAGAGTCCCCGACTTCCGAAGAGGGGAAACCGTTGATTCGATTGTGAGAAGGCTGATCCTCTTCCTCAGGGGTTTCTGTATGGCGGTGTGGAAGGCCAACAACGAGAGGAAGAAAGAGATTGAGGAACTGAAAAGACGCCTTGATGAGCTTGAAGGAGGTGAGTGATCATGGCGGATGAAGAGGTAAAGTACAAAGGTACAGCGTGGTCGGAGTCCAATTCTCAGAGCACGAGTACGACCAATCAGCAGTCGGAGACCAAGAAGGTCCTCGACACTGAGCTTCTGAATACCATCCTGTCTGGTCTGGTTGGCCAGATGACGGATGAGCAGATCAATGCTTTTGCGGAGAACTTGCTCCTGCCTCAGCTCAATGCGGGCCTCGAGGCGGCGGATCAGGCGTATGAGACGACGAAGCTGGCCAAGGAGCAGGAGAAGGCCGATCTGGCCGTATCTCTGGCCCGGGCGATTCAGGAACAGCAGAGTGCGTACAAGCAGAGCATGGCTGGCGTGGAAACCGCCGCGCTCGCCCGTGGTATGGGCCGCAGCTCCTACACGCTTCAGACGCTGGCCAACCAGGGCAATGCGCTTGCTCAGGTGGTACGCCAGCTGACGGACGAAAGCGCGAGGCAGCAGGGCCAGCTGCAGGAGCAGATCTCTCTGGCGGCGCAGCAGCAGACCCAGACGAAGAACCGTCTGAACAAGGACTACGCGGCGCAGCTGGCGGCGAAGGTTCAGGAGCTGAGGCAGAACCAGCAGAATGCGTTCAACCAGAACTACATGACCGCTGTGTCTGCGGCGCTGGGCAGCCAGACGAAGAATGATTCCACGACTACCGGCAGCAGCAGCTCGCTGAACCTGAGCGGTAACATCGAGAACATGAGCGATTACTCTGGCGGTGCTGGCACCAGCAGCGGCACGAAGAAGAAGCCGTCGAGCAAGCTGCCGACGGTCAGCCTGCCCGATGATGTTGACGTGATCTCGCACGGATAATGAAGGAGGAAACATGGCAAGGCTTTTCAAGCGCAAGGACGACGAGGAAGAGAAGAAGCGACAGCAGCAGGAGGCCGAAGAGGCCTCCTCTTCTTCTGCATCTGCGCCTGTGACTGTCGGAGACAGTGGCGCTGCAGATCTGGTCAAGCATCTCCAGAATGTCCCGGAAAGCAAGAAGAAGTGGAAGAATGATACGCCTCCCACTGCGCAGGCCGCGCCTTCTGCTACGCCCACCCCAGCTCCGGCCCCCATTGAGGAGCCGGTCATCCCGGAGGCGGAGAAGCCGCAGAAGTTCGGTGCGGTGAAGACGGGGAAGAATACCTACGACTTCAGCTGGGCGGATGAATGGAGCGATCAGCAGCGGATGGTGGCGCGCATTGACATGGCGCACGATCCCGACATGCTGGCGGCCTACGATGATTACATCACGGGTAAAGGCTACGTGCAGGACTTCCAGCGCGAAGAGGGCGAGTGGGAAGCGCTTGGCCGCCTGAAGAAGCGCGGCCTCGTCGACTACACCGGCAAGCAGTATGACCTGCTGCATACCGACTTCTCCGGCCTGCTGAACGCGGTGCGTATGATCCCGGACACGATCACGCGCAAGGCCGCGTACTCTGACCTGAAGAAGCTGACCAAGGTGAAGGGCGGTCGCTTTGAAGAGTACAAACTCACTGGCAGCGATCCGGGCTATCTGGATACGGCGGACATGCCGGAGGGCGACTATAACAAGTTTGTCAAAGGCGTCGCTGGTATGTTCTACAGGGCTGGCGGCTACGAGAAGCAGAACGCCGAGACCTATCTGAAGAAGTATGACGAGATTACCGGCGAGCTTTCCGGGCTGACGGACATCCAGAAGCACTGGTATAAGAAGGCGCTGGATGAGGCGTACCGTGAACAGACTGGTCTGTACCCGGACGTATACGAAGCGCGCAAGCTGGCTGAGGGCGAGAAGCCTCAGGAGAGGATCAGCAAGCCTGACGATAAGCCGGGGATGCTTGAGGGTATCGGCGACACCTTCAGCGATATTCTGGAGTGGGGCAAGGATCTCTTTGGTATTGGCGAGGAGAAGCCCGAACCGCAGGGCCCGGTGCAGCAGGCAACGCCTGCGCCTATGGATACGCCTGCACCCACGCCTACGCCGGAACCCCCGGTTGCGCCTGAGGTGCAGGGACCTGCCCAGCAGATTCCGCCGACCGAAGAGCCGGACATCATTCCGATGGAGGCGCGCCGGATCGGCCCGAAGCCGGAGAGCGAACCGGCTGCGCCTGAGGTACAGGGGCCGGTGCAGCAGGAACCCGCAGAGCCGGATCCGCTGACGCTGGATGAGCAGATGGCGGCACGGGCGGCTGAAAAGCCGGAAGAACCTGCGAAGGAACAGCCTGCTGTCGGCAGTGTGCATCTGGTGGATGATATGTCCGGCGCGATCGAGTACGCGCGCACGGGGCGCTACGAGCAGCTCGACGCTGCAACGCAGACTGAGCTTCAGCGCTTTTACGATGAGGCTGGCCCGGGTACACGCATCGCTCTTGGCGAGCTGGCCCCTGAGCTGTACAAGGAGTACCAGACGGGCAACACGCCTGCGGATTACCTGTACCTTCAGAATGCCGGCATGCTGGGCTCTACGCTGGCTCAGTACGTGCTTCAGATCAGGGGTGAGGATTTCCCTGTCGAGCTGTACGGCGATGCTGTGATGGAGCTGGCGCGCATTACGACGGCGGCTGAGAATGATCCGACGATCACGCCGGAGGATCTTCAGCTGGACAATCGGTATGAGCTGTACCTGCGCAACCACCCGGATGAGCTGGCTGGTCTTGTGAATGTGTTCGATCAGCTGGCGGGCATGCGCTCCGACGCAGAAGCTAACGATGTGAAGCTTCAGGAGCTGAAGGCGCAGGAACTGGAGAACGCCCGGTATGCTGTGAGCATTGGTCAGGCCAACGCGCAGCAGAAGGCGATCGTTCTGGAGAATGCGCCGGACATGGACTCCGTGATGGCCTACCGCGATCGCACTTATGCTGAGATGGCGCAGGAGCTGAACTACTGGTTCATGGATTCCAGCGGCAACTGGGGCGAAGATATCGGCGGCTGGTTCAATTCCACGGTCTACAAGATGATGCGTGCCCGTGGCGTGAAGGATCTGGAGGACAGCGAGAGCGAGTACGAGCTGCTTCTCAACAATACGATGGAATCCCTCCTTATGCAGGACATGCGCATGGCGGCTGCCGTCGGTCAGGATCTGGAGACGTATTACAAGAAGCAGGGTGGCATGAATCTGGAGCTTATCGCCCAGAGAGCCAGTGCTGAGATCCTGAACATCGGC